CGACGAACGCGCTCCCACCCGGCGATCCCCGCGCCCTGATACCAGGGGCTACGAATGCGGCCGAGGTACGTTCCCGCTCCCTCCTTGTAGGGTTGGAGCGAGCTCGCGGTGGCCTCGCTGAGCACCGTCCCGTCAGTCGGCGCGTAGACCACGCCGGTGGCGCCCGCGTAGCCGGTCGTGGCACTTAGACAGGCCTGTGCCGTGTTCCATCCCCACGACTTCGTGGTCCAGTTCCACACGAGCGTGGTGCCTTCGTTCGAGTACCAGCGAATTTCCGTCTTCGACCGCACGACCACCGCGCTTGTCAGCGTCAGCGAGTCGAAGGCGCGGACGCCCTGTCCCACATACTCGGCGGAGCCGCCGGCCGTGCGGTGGATTCCCGCCCGGTCGCTCGAGCTGCGGAACCACACGCCGTCGTCGGCAACCACGATGCTCTGCGGGTTCGTGCACCCGACACTTCCGTCGATAAGGCGCGGGGCATACGTGGCTCCCTGTCCCAGCGCGTTCGCGCCCTGACCCGGGACGATGTAGATTTTCCCCGACTTCCAGACGAACAGCGTCTCACCGTAGACGGCCAGGCCCGTGATCGGATCGGACGGATCGCCAACGTCGAGAGTGAGCGCCTCGTTGAAAATCAGGCCGTGGTCGAAGTCGGCTTCTACCGAGTACCAAAGCGTCCCGGTACCGGCCTCCGCGATGATGAGCCGGCTCTGATGCTCGACGGCGCAGGAGATTTGAGGCAGAAGTTGATTCTCGACGCCGTTGCCGTCGGTGTAGAGCTGTTCGCCAAGGTCATCGTCAGCGACGTTGTCGGTGACGGTGATGATGTCGGTCGTGACCGTCGGGTCGTTCCCGAAGGCGCAGACCTGGAAATAGCCCTCGGTCGCGTTGGCCTGCGTTCGGTACAGCTCGATTTCAAAACCGAACTTGAGCAGGGTTCCGATCGAGCCGCGATCGAACAACCGTAGTGTCTCAATGTCGATGTCGAACTTGAAGTTAGCGCCTGTCGTCGAGGACGTCACGGGCGTGCTGGGCGTCGAGCGCCACTTGCGCCCGCTTCGGTCGGTGAAGCTGTAGAGCGCCCGGTGTCCGTACTCCGACGAGGGCTCGAGATTCCCACCGGCCGCCGATGTCGCCACGATCGGGCTCGGATAGTACGGGAATCCTGCAAGGGCGTAGGTCTGGCCATCGAACTGCCCGAGTGATCCGCCGGGCACGAACAGCGACCGCAGGAATTCGGCCGGCTTCGATAGCTCCGTTTCGGCGGCAGCCGCATGGCGGATTCGGATCATCTCGATCGCGTGGACGGTATCGGTCACGCCCGTCGCCACACCCGCGCCAACGACGGATTCCGTGCGTATCTCACTCGTCGCGGAGACGAAAATCTCGCCGTCGCTTCCCACCGCGGCATCCGACGGACAGCAGACGGACTCGGTCAGGCCGCCGGCATCGCGCGGGAGCGCCACGGCCTGCACGGCGGGATAGGAGACGTCCGTCGTGATGCTGTTCTCCACGCGGAGAACGAAGTACGTCCGCTGATCTTCCCCGTCCCATGCGGCCAGGAAGTACAGCCCCGTCGAGTGAACCCACAGCTTCGAGCGAATGCCGACCGAGCGAAACTGCGATGGCTCCAAGGTTACAGAGCTGAGATTCCAGACGGCGTGTCTGATTTGAGCCTTCGTGGTCAGGGCTGGCGCCGTCACTTCGTAGAGAACCCGGTATCTTCCCGTCGTGCTGTTGGTGACTGTCGAGCCGATCAGGTTTCTGACGCCAGCCGTTCCACCGCTTGGTGAAGCCGTAACGCTCGCGTCGATGATGTCCGTGCGAACCGCGATCGAAACGCTGGCCGTTGGACTCGGGATGTCCCAGAGAACCCTCACGCCGTTCGTGGTGTCCGCAACCATGACCGCGTACTTTCCCGACGAAGCGAGGTCTTGTAGCCATCCATGCGCCAGGTTGGGCAACACGTTCGCCGGGGTCGTGTCCTGAATCTTGAACGTTTGGTTCGTCGCCACGCTGGACGCCAGCACGGACGCGCACTGAAGCAGGCCGGCGTTGTCGCGGTAGATAATCCCGACGTGAGACGCTGAGACGGGAGAGCCGGCGCGGATGTCGATCGGATCGCCCGGAGAGACTGCTCCGAGTGTCGCGCTCCCGACGAAAACGCACGTCGTCAGGTTGTAGTTGTCGACGACAAGGTTCGTGGCGTTCTGGTAGGCCACGACTGCGAACCCGTTTACGATCGCCACGCGCGGCGTGTTTGTTGCGCTGCCCGTCTGGCGGGTCAACAACGGGCGTCTCGTCGCTCGGTCCATGAGCACGACCGCGGTTCCGTTCGCCGCTGAAGATGACAGCGTTTGAAACACACCCACGATCACATCCCCGTAAGCGGCAACCGTCGGCTTGAGCACCTCTTCATCAACTTGAGCCCCCGAGTTGACCGGCGAGACGTCGACCTTGATCGGTCCCGTCCGGAAGCTCGTAAGCCCCGCCCCGGTGGCCGCAGGCGCTACATACGCCGATGGCCCCGACGCCCACGTGTGAATCGGCACCGGAGCGCGGTTGAAACGCACCAGCGAGCCGCCTAGCGTCGCCATCTGCCACGGCAAGGGCAACGTGCCACCGCTCGGCAACGTCGCCTGTGACGCAGACGACAGGACGTCAGACCCCAGGCGAACATGGGTCTTACCCGTCTCGTCGCTGACGCAATTCTCCATGACGAGTGTTGCGCCCGGCTGGACAAGCTGCGCCGTGAGTTCCGTTTGGACTCCGGCGGCCAAGGGAATGAAGGCGGGCTTCGCCACTAGAGGTTGTCGCTCCAAAGCGCGGTGTAGTTGCAGGACGTCGCCACGCTCTGCTGAGCGGTCCAGGTCGCATTAGCGGCGAGCGCCGGCAGGGGCCGATCGAACATGATGATCAAGGGACCACCGGGGGCGACCGCCGCGTTTGGGTAGTTCAAGATCATTTTGACGGTCCCCGCTGTCCCGGCTCGAATCGTGATGGTCTGCGCCGCTGCGCCCGCGGTCGTGATGATGAGACCGCCGAGGTCGCGAAAGACGCCTGCGCCGCCCGCGGCTACGATCGTGGTTTCCGTGGTGGCGGCGATGGCGGTCTGTGTCGAGTTGCGAAGCTCGCGGATGTGGCCTTCCGTGATGACGACGCGACCGGCCTTGTCGACCATGATCGGAGTCGCGTCGCCGTTCGCCTCATTCGTTGGGTTGGCGGTCGCTGTCCTACCTGCGATGTAGAGCACGTTCGCGGGAGCCGCAGCCCCGGCCACGGCGTCTAGGTTCGCGCCCGCAGCTCCACCGACGATGCCGACGCGCTGAACGCCAGACGCGGCGGTAGCAGCGAGAGCACCGGCAAATGCCTGTTGTATGACCTGCGCGCCGTTGCGCAGGAGCCACGCCCGAACGATGTCGACGTCAGCCGAAACATCAGACGGAGCGGCGGCGCTTGCATACCCGCCGACCGCTAGCGGGCTTACGGAGGCTCCGGCTGCATCGTGAGCGGTCGTTCCAGCGGCGGACAGGGCCGCCGTGCCCGCTTGGTTGGGCGACAGAACGACGACGAGGGCCGGATCGGTCGCCACGGGCGCGGTGCTAGCTGCCTTCACCGCCGCTACGCTGGTCGGGGTGTTCGGATCGTTGATCGTTGCCATCTCTATCCTCCAACCATGTGCGCGAAAGCGTAGTCACCGACGACGATTCCGGGAGCCCACCAGCGAGCCCGAATGGTCGTTGAATTCAAGACGTATCCGGTTAACTGGATCGCGTCGAATTCGAATTCATCGCGAGCGTCACCCTTTGTCGGGATGATCTGGGACGTCTGTACGATCGCAACGTCCTTGTCCGCCGTGAGCCCGGACAATCCCGTGACGTCGAAGGTTCCGGAGCGTCCCTTGCCGATGTCCTTTACGAAGTCCGTCCACGTTCCCGCTCCGCCACCGCCCGTGGCGTTGAGCGTCGTGCCCGACATGGACAGATTCGTGCCAAGAGTCAGTTCTTGAACGTCACCGCCGCCCGAGTCTCCACGCCCGAGCAGCTTGGAAGCCGCCGACACGTTTTGAATCTTGGCGTACGTGATGAGGTCGTTCGGGACATTGCCGGCGATGAGCGTCCCGACCTGGATGTCGTCCGAATTGACGGCGATGGTTCCGTCTGCGTTCGCGCCTACATTGAGAGTGTTGCCGGTCTTCGTCATCCCGGCGCCAGCATTGACCTGACCGGCCCCGCTGAACTGCTGGAACGTCAGCGTATTGGTACCGACGATGTCAGAGCCCGCCGCATTGGTGCAGATGAACCCGAGGGCAGCGTAGACCGTCCCCTGCTCGATAAAGCAATACGCACCAGCTCCGCCGCTGCCAGCCGGCATGTCTGCGCTCCGCGTCCACGCCCCCGAGTGAGCGACCCAGATTCCGTTTTGCGATCCTGTGGATTGCGCGGTCAGAAGGACACGGTCGCCGTCGGAATTCACAGCAACGCTGTCTATAGTCGTTGCAAGTCCGCTCAGGCTCGCCGCGTTGCTGTCAGACAGAACTTTGACGTTGCTCTTGGGGTCGAGCCCGGACGCCACGGAATCGACGTAGGCTTTCGTTGCAGCGTCCTGCGCGCCGGTTGGCTCAGCGACGCTTGTGATCTTCTTCGCGTTGATATCGATGTCTGCCGATGCAGCGGCCAGCGCCGTTTGCACGACCGCGAAGGGAACCACGGCGACGGTCGTTGCGTTGCTGCCGGCAGTGGCCGTCACGCCCCCGGTTAGGGCGCTTCGCTGAATTCCCCCGCTTCCGGTAAATTCCAGGCCGCCACCGACGGATAACTCCTCGACGTTTCCAGCGGATGCTGTGTCCCTGCCGAGCAAACGATCGGTAGCCGAAACGTTTTGCAGCTTCGCGTAGGTAACCTGATCGTCGTTTATATCAGCCGTGTCGACGAGCTTGGACGCCGAGTCCTCGACGCCCGCCGTGTTGTGGCTGAACCCCGTTCCCGTCGGAGTCGACGACGCGGGGGCGCTGAGCGTCGTTCCGGTCATGACCAGGCCCGAACCTAGGATCAGCTCCTGTGGGTCCCCTGCCCCGGCCGCGCTGCCACGGCCGATCAGCCTGGACGCCGCGGAGACGTCCTGCATCTTTGCGTAGTTCACTGACCCAGGGTCGATTTCCCAGGTCGCCCCGCTTCCAGAAACGGTGATATCGCCCTTGTCGCCGTCGCTGACACCGCCGCCCGCTGCTTGCCACGTTCCATCGTCGCGCAGGAACTTCGTACCATCGGGCGTGCCGGGATTTGTCGACAGACCCGCGTAGCCGCCGGCCTGGTTCTTGGTGAGCGTTGGCTTAGCCACTACATGAACCTCAGCAGCACAGTGCAGGGAGCGGCAGATGCGCGCAGGATGATCGCCTCACGCGGCTTCGTGTTCACCGTATCCGACTGCCACAGGTTCACGTCAGCGTCTCGGTTGACGACGTCCCACGTCCGCACGGGAGCCTTGAGCCCATGGAACACCTGCGTGTCGGTGTTCGCGGCCGTGAACGCCACTGAGATCAGGCGGTCGTTTGTGACCACGCCGATCAGGGAATCGAGCGTTGTGCCGAGCCTCGCCAGAATGCGATCGAGCACCGACGAGCCGGTGTCCTCGTTGACGTCGAAGGGAATCACCACGCACCATCGTCGTCAGTGTCGATGACGGTCGCCGGCCCTCCCGAGTCCGTCTCCAGGGCTTCGGCGAGGTCGTTGCGAATCAGGTTGCGCTGGTCCTTCAGTTCCTTCGCCTGCGCGAAGCTCTCCTCTTTGACGAGCGACTTGATCGCGGCGGTGAGCCAGACGTATTCGGAGAATGGCTCAAGCTCAGGATCAAGGCTGTTCGCGCTGAGGTTGATGACCGTGTCGACGGCGAAATTCTCGCTGGACGATATCCCGTCGGTGACAACAGACGTGGACGACGGGACGGATGTGATCAGGCGCGCCCCGGCGTTGTCTCCCTCGGCGCTGTTCATCGCCTGAAGCCCGTCTCCAATGAGCGGGATGAACGACACGAAGTTCGCGAGCGTCCAGAGAGCGGCATTGTCGACGTTGTCACCCGTGGCGATCGGAACGGGCACCGCCACGCCCAGCAGCCTCGGCTTGGGCGTGTAGTAGAGCCGGTAAGCCCCCGCCGCCTGCTCCTCAGCTTCGATCTTCAGGAACGCCGATCCGACGAGGGCGTATGACCTGTCCGTGGCGTACGGGATCAGGCTGCGAAAGCTGTTCTGACGAAAGCTGTTGCGCTCAGCGAAGTTGAACGGGCGCACAGGCCGTCGCCGAGGCGTACCGGCGTCGATGTCGAGCCCGGTCAGCTTCCAGAAGTTCGAAGGGAGCGCGACGAGGGATTCGCTCGTCAGCGTGAAGTCGAACGTTCGATAGAACGTCGCCTTGAACTTGTTGGTGACGAGCCGGTGAAGCTCCTGGATTCCGGCGTTGAGCCATGATGTCCAGGTCGCGGTGGTTACGTAGTCGGCGACGTTGGTGAGGTCGGCCGCTTCCTGCGCCAACGCGATGAGCTGGGCTGTAGTGCTCATGGCGTGGGCCTATTTCGTGAGGCGGATGATCTCCTGGAGTGCGCGCAGGGTCGCGGGAGACTGCTTGATGCCCGCGGCACGCGCGAAGTCGGCGTACGCGCTCTGAAGCTGCGCCTCGTCGGCGTCCTCGTCGGCAACGGGACCTTCCTCGTCGTCCGACTCGGCTCCAAGCGCATCCATCTCGTCGAGAAGGGGCGCCTTGGCGGCGAGCATTCTGGCGTATGAGGACCCCGAATCCACGTCACACCTTGGAGACGAGCGCGGCCCACACGCACACCGTCCCCGAGGCCGGGTCTGCGTCTGCCTGCGTGTCCTCGCGAACAAACTGCACATCGAAGCTCGACGTGGTCAGCAGGCGGGACTTGGGCGAGCTTCCGGTCGTGGTCGGGAACGCGCTGTCATCCGGCCCGATCATGTTCGGGGCCAGGGGACGAACGCGCTTGTACACGCGATCGAGAGCGACGTGATACCTCCCGTCCTCGCTGGCCACTTGCGTGACGACCCCGCCGGACAGCTTGGCGCCGTCCTGCGCGGAGATTGCGCCCGAGGCTCCGATCGTGAAGCTGCCCCCGATGAGCAACACCTTCGGGTTCAGCGTCTCCAGGTTGTAACCGCGGCGGGTCATGGCGCTCCTATCAGGTCAGGGCCGCGAAGAGCACGACACCGCACGCGGCGGGATCGAGCATGCCGAACGCGTGCACGGCGTAGATGCGCAGCTCGGAGCTGTTGTCGTCGGAGACGCGAACCCACTGGCCGCCGTCCATCTGGACGTGGGGGGTTTCCCCGGCGCCCACGTTGACGTACGCGCCCTTGTTGAGCGAGTACCCAACATCGTCCTCCAGGTTCCGATCGACTTCGATCGCGACCTTGTGCTCGACGGCGTTGACGGCCAGCCTCAGGAAGCCGCCCTCGCCCTTTTCGCTGGAGGCGAAGCGCCGATCGCTCCCGAGGGCGATGGACATCGCTGACCACCGCTTGTGACTGACGTAGTGGGTCAGGTCGGTGGCGTTGCCGATGATCACGCACGCCGCGATGTTCTTTTCGATCGCGTCGATGTCGTCCATCGTGCTGCCGTCGGTGAAGTTGCCGAACGCCCGGCTGTTGCCGGTGCGCAGGGTCCCCTCGACGGTGCTGATCCCGGTGTCCGTGATCGGCCGAACCTGGGGGAGCCAGGTTCGCAGCCCAACGGCGCACTTGCGCACGGCGGCTCCGCCGCCGGTGTTGTCGCGGTCGCCCGCCAGAAACACCCAGTCGCCCGTGACCCAGCCGAGGGTGACGCCAAGGTTGGCGACGCTCGTCTGACACTCGTTGGTGTCATAGTCGACTTCCGTCACCAGCGCGGCGGTCGCCGAGCGGAGCGCATCGGCATGGAGCGAATCGGACGCGACGAGGGGCATGCCCTCGACGAAGTGATTGATCGCGCTGTTGGGGACGGTGAAGCTGTCGTTTCCACCCGCGCCTGGGTAGGTGATTGCCGAGGCCGCCAGCTCGCCCCAGCCCGACGCCAGGGCGCGGATTGAGAGCATGTGGTGCGCCATGCGCATCGCGGACGCGGCGGCGAACGCCACGGCGCGAAGGAAGGACACGGTGTCCGTCCGGGTCAGCGCCTTGGCCTTGGCCGAGACGCGGATCGGAGCGTTGATTTCCTGCCAGGGCAGCGCGAACAACAGACCGGGGTCCACCGTCGAGTTGCTGGCGAGGCCCTGAGCGATCGTGAAGTCCTGGGAGACGGTGAACACGTCCTTGAGGACCTGCGTGAATTCGTACTTTCGGCCGCCCCCGTCGCTCTGCTTCGGCATGCCCTTCCAGATGGCCGTTTGCTTCGCGGCGATCGAGTTCTGGACGGTCTTGTTGCTGAAGTAGCTCTTGAGGATTCCGGCAACGGTGGTTGCGTTGAGTGCGGCGGCCATGGTCTATGGGTCCTTTGTTCGCGGGTTATCCGAGCCCGGCTTGCTTCACGAGAAACTGGAGGAGCTTTTCGGGGTCTTCGGGCTCCGAGCCCGCAACCGGGGCCGCGTCACGCGCGGAGCCACCGATCGAAACGGTGCCGGGGCGATCTGCCGGCGCTGCGGCTACAGCCGGCTTCGCGGCGGGCGCGGCCCATCCAAGCTTCTTGGCGGCGGCGATGCCGATGCCGCCCAAGTCTTTCTCGACCAGCTCGGCGGCCTTATCCCAGGAGAT